TTTTCCATTAGACGGTCTATTTTTACGAGTCTTTGTCATTTATATTATAACTATAAAAAATAAAATATAAATATATTTTAATGACTTCGTCTTCTACAATGGTTGTTGAATTTGCCAAATCAACTCAAAATGTATGTATGTGTCTTGGTATATCAATATTTTTTATTATTTTGTTTATGATGACACCTCTTAATTCATTTTTATTATCCTCTATATTTGGTAAAGTAATAATACTAACGCTTTTAGGATATACTCTATATTATAATCTAAGTCAAACTAACAAATTCTCCAATAATTTTAATATTTCTTTAACAGCTGGTAATTGGGACGTATTGAAAACAAATATAGTTTGCAGTTATGTATTTTCTTTATTTTTGTTAGTTCTTATGGTTTCAGTCATCAGAAAGATATTTTGATTTAGTTGTTGTGCCTTTTAATGGTTCTTTAGGAGGATTAATATTAACACCTTTGTATTTCGCTATGTAACCTAGGCGTATATTATATAGTTTCTCATTATATGTATGTTCGTTTTTACAGTCAGCTCTTGAAATAATAATAAGTCTTCCTTCTACGTCTCTAACTAACATAATTTAAATGTCATTTAAACTTTATATTCGTTTAAATGATATTGTAATTTATTCTTATTTAATATATATAATGAACATTCCTACTACTTCTACTATTAAACCTATAAATTCTATGGGTGGATTTAACGTTTTAAAAACAGGTGGCACTCCATCTCTAATGCAAAGAGCTTCTGATTTTATGAACTGGAAAACCCTTGCAATAATTATTGTTGTTATAGTTTTGATTATTTTTGCTTATTATACTTACAAACAATACGCTGATACACAAACAGCATTTAAGGCAAATAGAGAACACGTTCCAAAAGACCAGAATTCAAACAAAACAGCTACATTAATGTTATTTTTTGTTGATTGGTGTCCTCATTGTAAAACTGCTAAACCTGAATGGGAAACATTGAAGTCACAATATGACGGTAAAGCTATCAATGGTTACACAGTTTCTTTTATTGAGCATAATTGCACAAATGAATCGGACGAAGTTAGTCAATTAATGGATAAGTATAATATTGAGGGATATCCTACAATTAAATTATTAAAGGACAATCAAGTAATTGAATATGATGCTAAGCCCACCAAATCAACTATGGAGCAGTTTTTAAATACTGTGCTATAATTAAGTTTTATAAATATTTACAACCAATATAAATATTTACAACCAATATAAAGATTAGAACTTATTTACTATTATATGGGTTCTTATTTATCAAATAATAATAATAATAATAATAATAATAATAATTATAAAGATTTTTTTACATCATTATCTGATTCAAAAATAGAACAAATAAGAAAATCATATAAAGTAATTGATGTTCCTTATTTAGACCCCATAAAAGTTAAATATACAATGTTCACAGATGAATATTTTCAAAATAATCCTGGAAAAGAAGAAATAATAAATAATATGTTGGATTTTTATTTATCCCATAAAGATAAGCCTATTTATAAAAAAACAGATTATTTATGTAACGAAAAAGAAAAAATATGTATTTGTAATACACACGCAGAAGATTTTAGAAAAATATATGATGAACAAAATTATAAGCCAGGTAATAAATATATCAGTTGGATAAGACGAAAGAAAGACCATTTTTAGGTGGTTGAATTGTTTTTAATAGATAAAAATTCTAACGCATCATCTTCACCAATTTTAAAAAATTGTCGTCGTAATTCTTGATTTTGTATTGATTCTTTAATAGAATCTAATGTTAACGGGTTATCTGTTACAAAACATCTAACAGTATTATCGATGTTTTCCATTTTAATGGTGTCTCTTATATAATTCATTGAATTAATTGACATGCAAATTACATATTCTAATAAAGAAGAATCGGATGTTACTTCTACATTAGAGAAATTATCAGTTTCCTTGTTATAGGAACTTTTAATGCCAAGTATTTCATCTTTGTTAGTATGGTCTCTTAAGCATTGGTTCAAGGGGTAATTACACAATATACCGCCGTCAATATAGCAACAGTTATCGACAATAGTTGGCATAAATATTCCGGGCAAAGATGAAGACATAGTTAATGCTTGTAATAGTCCAAGGTCAGGATGTGTGCTATGAGACAGTTCAATCGTTTGAAATTTATTCAATTCAAAAGAAAAAATATGTAGGTCAATTTTTGAGAAATCATAAAATTCCTTTAAAGTAATATTCAATGTCATGTCTTTTGCCTCTAACAATGGTTTAAAGATGATTTCAGCCAATTTTTTATCGAAGAGGCCTTTGTTATAATATGAATCAAAAATTTGTTTAGGGTTAACTTTGAAAGCATCGTGCCACGGTCTCTCGATAATATATTTTGTAAGAGTTTCCCAATCATATTTTAAACATATAAAAGCACCAATAATTGCGCCGATAGATGTGCCGTAAATGGTTTCGATATCATCTAAGTGCCAAAACCCGTCTTGTTCTAATTTTTGTAAAGCGCCTAAGTATCTAAATCCTAAAGGACCGCCGCCACTGATAACTAAATGTTTGATAGGCATAATTAATAATACAAATAATATTTAATTTTTTTTTATTACAATGTTTTAAATGGCAAATATTTTTACATTAGAGAATTTCGCAGAGTTCTCTGAAAAGCTGAATATAGATGATTTGTATGAAAAGAAGCGCCAAGTAGACCTGAACAAGTTGGAATTGTTTAAAAAAATATTAAATCGTATTCATATAAGAATTAAGACGGTTGCAAAACAAAGTGTTCATGAAAAGTTTTGTTGGTTTGTTGTTCCAGAAATAATAATAGGTGTGCCAAAGTATGACCAGGCTGGATGTATAGCATATTTAATGAATACATTAAAAGACAATGGTTTTAATGTGAGGTATTTTCATCCTAATACGTTATTTATATGTTGGGACCATTGGGTGCCGTCATATGTAAGAAACGAGATAAAAAAGAAGACTGGTATAGTTATAGATGAATATGGTAAAAAGGTAGAAGATGAAATAAATGAAGAGGAGGATGAAGAAGTAGCACAGCAAGGTTCAGTGCAGCAAATAACTAACAGTAAAAAATACACTCCAATAAATTCGTATAAACCGTCAGGTAAGTTGGTGTATAGTGAAGACCTGTTGAATAAAATAGAAACAAAGATAAATTAATATATATTAAAAAAGGACTTAAAGACGAAATGGATAGTTTCTCCTTTTTCTCTTTAAGTTAAAAATAGGATAATATATATAAAAGTGAAAAGTGAAAACAAAAGTCCGGGGGGTTTTGAAAAATGGACATTTTTAAAAATGTCCAAAAATGAAAACCTGAGAAAAGTCTTGAAAAAGGGTGCTTTTTTAGCACTTTTAGACCATAATGCTCTCATTTACAAAAATAATGAGAATTATTTTGTGATTGTAAAATTTTATTATTATTTATAAAAAGCATTTAGGCATTTTTTATATTTCCATATAATATATAAATGGAAACAAAAAAATTCCAAAAAAATGCCGAATTATATTGCGAATTATGTGATTTCGTATGCTATAAAAAAAGTAATTATAAAATTCACTGTCACACCAAAAAACATATGCTTCGTGTCAATGGAAATGAAATGGAAACAACGGAAATAAAAACACATGCCTGTAAATGTGGTAAAATATATTCCACTAATTCTGGATTATGGAAACATTCTAAAACATGTAATTTTAAAGATAAAACAGAGGAAACTGAAACTATTACATCGTCAAATGAAATTCAAGAGCTTAAAGAGATTATGAAATACTTAATGAAAGAAAATTCAGAGATGAAAAATATGATGATGGCTCAAAATACAGCTACACAAAATATGATGATGGATGTAATTAAGACTGGAACTCATAATAACACTACAAATAATAATTCACATAACAAAACATTTAATTTAAATTTCTTTTTAAATGAAACATGTAAAAATGCATTGAATATAAATGAATTTGTTAGTTCAATCAAAGTATCATTAGATGATTTGGAAAATACAGGAAGGCAAGGTTATATTGAAGGTATATCTAGTATAATATTAAATAAACTAAAAAATTTGAATCATTATGATAGACCAATTCATTGTGCAGACCATAAACGGGAAATATTATATATTAAAAACGATAATCAGTGGTTCAAAGAAACCGAAGACAAACCTCTTTTAACAAAAGCAATAAAAACAATTGCTAATGAAAATATAAAACAAATAAAAACATGGAGAGATAAAAATCCTGAATGCACAGACTCTGATTCAAAGAAGAATAACTTGTATTTAAAGATTGTTAGTAACTCAATGAGTGGAACAGACAAAGAAGAGTGTGATAAAAATATCAACAAAATTATTAAGAATATTGTTAAGGAGACTATCATTGATAAATAATAAAATATACATAAAATTGTATTTGTTATATTTATTATTTATGTAATATATATGACTACAAGAAAAAACAAATTAAATGGAAATGGAACAAAAAAGTGTAGACCAAGACAAAACGAATTAAAAGTATTGTGTCAACAACATGCAAATACTTTTAATCAGTTTGAAGAAGAATATGAAAAAAACTTTAAAGCAAGTTTGAAAGAGGAAAATGACAACATTGAATCTAAATTGGTCAAAATGTTTAAAACTCCTTTTACACCAAGTAAATACAAAGCTCAAGACGATTATTATACATATATTAATTATCAATGGTTATCCGATACTACAGAAGAACTAAAAACTAAACTAAAATATTATGTCCAAGTTGACAGTTTTAGAGTTACGCAAGAAAAAGTTTATTACGAGTTAATTGATATTGTAAAAGAATATATCAAAAAAAACACATCTAGAAAGGCAAAGGCGATTAAGAGTGTTTACGAATCTTTGTATAATTTAGACGATAAATCAGCGGAAAGATTTGTTAAATATTATACTGAACTAACAGACGAAAGAATTGCAAGTGGTGATATATATCAAATTTTGGGAGGGCAAAACAGGAACGAAATAATATCATGGGGATGCCCTCTAGTTTGGACAGTATTAAAAGACGAAAAGAATGTAAACATATATAGGTCCACTATTTCGGCCCCTCAACTAACAATTTACGATTATGAAATATATATCGAAGATACAAAAGATGACCAAGTAACCAAAAAATACAAGAAGGAGTTTAAAACAAGATATTTAGAATTTATAGCCGAAATGTTTGATTTATGCTTGGGAAAAGACCACGACTTAAAAAATACCGATGTTTGGGATTGTGAATATGAATTGTTGAGTGCGTTAGGTTGCGATAGCATAAAAAACGATGACCTAGATGGCTACAACGTGGTTACAAAATCCGAGGCACTTAAAAAATATAGATTCGACTGGGAAAAAATGGCAAAGCAAATCGGATATAAAGATAAAGACATTCCAAATAACTTTATTTGCACAAGCACTAATTATTTAAAATGTGTGATGGATATATTATTGAAAGAAGATGCATGGAAAAGTAAAAAATGGAGAACATATTATTTGTATATTAGTTTCAGACAGATAATGAGATTTCACAGCAAATGGAAGCAAGCATATTTTGAATTTCACGGAAAATTTATAAAGGGTCAACCGGTTTCTTATCCAAAAGAAATATATCCTGTTTTTGGACTATCTCTATGTTTTAATACATTTTTAACAAATGAATACATCGATAGAAATAAGAAGCAACAGTATATTGATTATACACATAATATGGCAGCTGATTTACTGACAGTTTATAAGAGAATAATTAAACGTAATACGTGGTTATCCCCAAAAACTAAAAAATATGCTTTATTGAAATTAGAAAATATAAAATTAGAAGTAGGAAGCCCAAAATTATTAAGAGAAGATATAATTTTAGATTATAGCAGCACAGAAGCATATCAAAATTTAAGAAAGGTGGCATATTGGAGAACAAAGCGTCTAATTGAATTAGATGGTAAATCATCTGATGTAGACATTCCGATAATAGACTGGGAGGAGTTTAAAATGGTTGGTAAACAATCCTACATAGTAAATGCGTATTATACTCCAACCGAAAATTCTATTTATGTTCCTTTAGCATATTTACAGAAACCATTTATTGATTTAGATGAACGAGGCATTGAATACAATTTGGCTCATATTGGATATACTTTAGGACACGAGATGTCACATTGTTTAGATGATTTAGGAAGTAAATATGATGAAAAGGGTAATTTGCATAACTGGTGGACAACACAAGACCGAAAAAAGTTTAATGCAAAAGTAAACAATGTAATTAAGCAATATGAGCAATTTGCTGGGTATGATGGAATAAAAATGGATGCAAGTTTAAGCACTGGAGAAAATCTAGCAGATATTTCTGGTTTAGCAATTTGTGAAGAATATTTAAGAGATTTCCAAGATAAGAATAGTGATATAGTTCCAATTCGTGCGTTATCGTTCCACGCATTCTTCGTTTATTTAGCCATACAGGCAAGACAAAAAGTATTTGATGAGGCTGTAAAAGCTCAATTAAAAACAAATCCACATCCGATGGACAAATACAGAACAAATTGTCCGTTGGCTCGTTTAGAATTGTTTAGAAGTCTTTACAATGTTAAAAAGAAAGATCAAATGTATTGGAGTTCTACGGATACTATTTGGTAGAATAGAATAAAATAAAATAAATTAATTTAGAACATTTAGTTTTTAATACATTATTTATTTTTTTTCTAAAAGTATTATATAAATGAGCACCAGAACTCGAACTCAACGCCGCGGACAACAACGCGGCCAAACACAACAACGTGGACAACAACAACAGGGAGGCCGAAGACGCAGCCGCACTCAACGCCGTGGACAACAGCGTGGCCAAACACAACAACGTAGACAACAACGCGGTCGCACTCAACGCCGTGGTCAACAACAACAACGCGCTTAAATATTAAGCGATAATTAATTAATTAATTAATAAAATAATAACTTATGGTAATAACTTATTATTTTTTCTAAAAGTATTATATATAATGGCTACTCGTCGTCGTTCTCAATCTAGATCTTCCCGTCGTGGTTCTTCCCGCACAAGAAAACAGGCCGCTACCCGCGCAATAAAGCGCAGTGCTGCCCAGGCTGCCTCTCGTGGTGCCCAACAGGCTAGAAGTGCTGCCCAACAGGCTTCTCGTGCTGCTCAAAGAGCTGCTCAGGCTGCCCGTGGTGCTTCTGCGACTCGTGCTGCTCAGGCTGCTCGCTCTGCCACTAGAGCTGCCACCAGAACTGCTCAGGCTGCTGCCCAAGCTGGCCGTGCTGCTCAAAGAGCTGCCCAAGCTGGCCGTATGTAAATCTAAAATTACAACATTTACTAATTATACAGTCATAATCATCATATAAATATTTATATTATCAATAAATAATATAAATGGCTAAAAAAACAAGAAAACAATGTAAAAAAAATAATACGAAATGTTTAGAAAAACAAAATAGAGATGCAAAAAAGGCTACACAGATTAAATGTCGTATGAAAACATGTAGAGCTAAAAAGTATCAGTCAGTGTACGGGTCTGTGGGAGGGTCAGTAAGGTCAAATAGAACATACTTTTTTTAGATTATTTATAAAAGGGTCTATAAATAATCGGTTTATAGTAAACTTATGCGTGGCGATTTGTTAGTTTACGGCAATAAGATACTCTGCGACCACGCATTGTGCGCTTGCAACCATTCTTACGTCTGCAAGTGGTAAATGTTTTTCCACGGCAAGGAGAGGCTTTAACGCGGGCACGATAAATCTGTTTACGAGTTCTACGCATACTACGAGTTTGCATTTATATATTATCTAAATATTTTTTTATTTTTTATTTTTAGTTTAAATTCCTAAAATAAATTTAATATCTATATTTTCTAGTTTTTCTACTTTTTTTTCTCATACTCTTTCCTCTTTTACGCATAGACTTTCTAGAACGTTTTTTTCCTGCTTTTTGAATAAGACCATATGGATTTTCATTTCCAGTAAAATTTAAATTTTGACCATTATATAAAGGACAGTTAGCCATTATAAACTATAGTTATATTTTATTTTCTGTAGGTATTTGAGGAGTTACTGGTTTATTTAATACATCTTCAGGAATTGTTTGAACCACCTGTTCGTCTTTCTTAATATCCGTTAATTGTTTTTCTACTTCTTCCTTCTTTTCAATAATTTTTTCTTCTACTTTTTCTTTAATTTCTTGCACTTCAGCTGGAATAGGAACTGTTTCTTCTGTTACTAATTTATCGGACATTTTATTCAAGCTGTCTATTTGATTTTGAGCTGTTTCAAAAATCTTTGAATCAACAATTGCTTCATATAGATTTAAACTATTTACATAATCTACTTCACATGTTAAATATAGTTTAATAATTAATGCTCTTGTTTCTACGACAATGTCTTGTAATTCATCTTCTTTTAAAGAGGGTGTAACTCGTATTTGTTTTTTGCCAGTTTGGGGGTCAACTGTATAAACGAATAACTTATTTATGATTGTCAATAGAACTTGCTGGTTTTTGTTTGCAGTAACAATCATTTTTTTCAAATTTTCAGCATATTTCTTGATTAAATTATTACTTAATGGGCCTCTTACGGTTTTTCTGAATTTTGGGTCATCGCCTTTACATTGTTCCATATTATGATAATCCCTTAATTTGATATCACTAAACTTGGTTATGTTAGCGGGCAAGTCTGGTTTACCGGAGAATACATTGTAAAATATTTTTAAATCTTCTTGAAATATTTTCTGTGTTTTTGGAGTCATCCCTGTAAATTTCCCCATTTTATAATCATAATTATCGTCATAGTATAATTCCATTAATTCAGGAATTCCAGGTTCATCCTCCAGTGTCTTCTCTTTGCCATCATCTCTAATGTTGAATTCGCAAACTTTTGGACTTATTGTAATTTCTCCTTTTTCGTCAGGGTCTAATGAATATTTATTTTTTAAAGAGTTAATTCGATTGTCACAGATATTCAATTTATAAATATCTCTAGGAGTGTTAGCAGGTATTTTGCCTTTTTCATATAAAGTCGCTCTAACAGTTTTACCTTCGGTATCTTTGTATACATAAACAGGGTTAATTGTAGTAACTATAGCGGCAAAAATATGGGCAATTTTGATGTAAAATTTAGCAATACTTAGACACATACGTTTCTTTTTAATGGAATTTTTAACGTCTAATTTATCGAGAGCATCTCTGTCAAAAAATATAACTTTATCTTTATCAATTTCATTCACTTCAACACCATTCTTTATACGTTGTGCTAAATAAGTTATTTCCATATCAGTGAAGTATCGGTCAATAATGTCAGATGTAAGTATGACCATTTTATCACAATATTCTTTATCATAAAGTTTTCTTAAGCTTTTGAAATCCATTGTTAGAATGTAATAAGTTGCTATATAGTCTAAAATTTGAGAAATAGATTTAGGTTTTAATTCATCAGATGTTTGTTGATTATTTGTAGTAGAAGTTTGGTTTCCCATATAATATACATTTAAAAAAGTATTTAACCAAAAAATGCAAAATCAACATTATCCATAAAATAAATAAAATTGATTTAAAAATATATTTTCTAGATTAAACAGTAATATAAGATGAACAACGAAAGAAGTAAAAAAAATAAAGAAAATAGTTTTACAAGTTTACATGACAAGGCTAAGCTCTGGAATGTTTTTGAAACTGAAGTTATAAATCCCGATAAACCCAAAGAACCATTAGAGTGTTTATATAGAGCTATAGGTGATAGGGAAAATTGTGAAAGATGTCAGTATTCTTTAGCATATTCTGATGAAGGATTTTTAACGTGTACTAATAATAAATGTGGTATTATTTACAAGGATATGTTGGACCAAAGTCCCGAATGGAGGTATTATGGTGCAGATGATAATCAAAGCTCAGACCCAACTAGGTGTGGAATGCCAATTAATCCATTATTGGAAGAATCGTCTTTCGGTTGTAAAGTTCTGTGCATTGGTAAATCGTCATACGAAATGCGTAAGATAAGACGATATACTGAGTGGCAATCAATGCCATATAAAGAAAAATCACAATACGATTCGTTTCAATTGATTACCACTTATGCTAATAATGCCGGAATATCGAAAAAGATAATTGATGATGCTATTTTGTATCATAAAAAAATATCAGAATATGAACAAACTTTTAGAGGAGATAATAAAGATGGGTTAATGGCAGCGTCTATTTACATATCATGTAGAATAAATAATTATCCTAGAACGGCCAAAGAATTGGCGACGGTATTTAATTTGGATGTTACTAGCGCAACACAAGGATGTAAAAATGCACAAACAATTTTAAACATCTTGGAAAAAGATATGGCTAATAAAGATAAGACTTCATTTTGTAAAACAAAACCAGAGGACTTTATTGAAAGGTATTGTAGCAAATTGAACATAAATTCAGAGCTAACTAAATTATGTCAATTTATCGCTATAAAAATTGAGAAAAGAAATTTGATGCCTGAAAATACACCACATTCAATTGCTGCAGGAATAGTATATTTTATAGCACAATTGTGTAAATTGAATGTTTCAAAAAGGGAAGTGAAAAATATAAGCGAAATTTCCGAAGTGACTATTAACAAATGTTTTAAAAAACTAGAGAAACTTACAGAAGAGTTAGTGCCCCCGGTTATTTTGACTAGATATTCTCATATATCTTCTGCATAAATATCTTTATATATAATTTAATAAATAGTTTTTATTTTGACATCATTTATAGTCTTACTAATAAATTCAACAACTGTAAATAGAGTTATAATAAATAATTGATGTAAATATGGAAAAACTAATAGAAACATACAAATAGCTAGAAATGGTTCATGTTCGCTTTTAAAGTAGTAAGGCATAGTCATTATTAGAATGTTACTTTAAATGGTTTTGTAAATTTCTTTGTTACCTAGGTTTGTTAACTAGGTTTATTAAGTGGTTTATATTTTGTAATTTATATTTAGAAATTTACTCTGTATAATTCGTAATCTTTATAATAAAATAATACTTTATGTATTTATATGTCACACGTTCCAAAAATTGTATTTGTTGTTCCTTACAGAAATAGACCACAACATAAATTCTTTTTTTCAAATTATTTAACAACAATTATGGATGGAAGAGATGATTATGAAGTATATTTTTCACATCAATGCGATGCTCGTTCTTTTAATAGAGGTGGAACGAAAAACATAGGGTTTTTAGCTGTTAAAAATAAATATCCGAATAACTATAAAGATATTACATTTGTATTTAATGATATTGATACAGTGCCATTTGCGTCAATTTTTGACTACGAGACGGTTCCAGGAATAGTTAAACATTTTTATGGTTTCAATTATGCGTTGGGTGGAATAGTAGCACTAAAGGGTTCTGATTTTGAAGCGACAAATGGATATCCTAATTTTTGGGGATGGGGTATGGAAGATAATGTGTTGCAAACTAGATGTGAAAAGATAGGGTTAAAAATTGATAGAAGTCAGTTTTTCCCTATTGGTAGTCCGAATATATTACAGTTATTCGATGGAGTGTCACGTATTATAAATCGCAAAGACCCGTGGAGAGCAACACACGATGATGGTATTGATGGAATAAGAACAATTCATAAATTAGATTATACCATAGATATGGAATCTACCAATCCGTTAGATAATGTTCACGTAGTTACATCTAACAAAGTATTTATGGTTAATATATCAACATTTATGACGGGCACTACATTTGAAACCGACAATTATTTTAAATATGATTTAAGAGAACCACCGCGAAAAATAATTCATCCAAATAAAATAAAAACCCAAAAAATAGATAATATTAAAGATGACTGGACAAATATACCATTTTATCCGACTGCTGAAAGGAAAAAGGAAATGATACAACAATATGGTGAAAAAAAAGCAAATGAAATTATCGAATATAGTTATACAAACTCAGTAGACCCAACAAAAGAAGTAATACCACCTTCTCCACCACATAATATGAATAATATGAATAATATGAATAATATAAATAACAATATACAACAACAATTAATAAAAATACAAAAGTATAATGAAGCTATGAGAGAAATGAATTCAAATAACAGAATAATTCCTCAAAACGTAAATAAATTTTCTCCGGCTTATTCTAGAATTATTGCGGCAAAACCCAAAGCAGCCATATCTGCAAATATACGACTAGGAGGAGTTTATCGTTAAAATATATTCGTAAACATTATAAAAATATTATGTAACTAAT